TAAAGCCTCTACTTCGGTAGGGGCTTTTTCTTTTTGTGGGTTGTGTTATGATTGCTTCATCGCAACAAGGAGAGAACATGGTCTTTGAAATTGGAGACAGGGTTGTAGTAACCAACCCAAACACTTACTCGTGCGGCAAGGTGTGTACTGTACTAGCAGTCCACGGCACTTCAAGCTGCTCCCTCTTCCCAGATGGGGTGAATACACGCGGATTGCTCTTTGAAAACTGGGAGATCAAGAAGCTGGAAGAGGTTGACAAAGCAATCAAAATGTTGGAAAATATGGGCTACAAAGTAACGAAGACTTCTTAAGGAGATAACATGGAATTCAAAGTTGGTGATCGTGTGGAGTTTATCGGTGGATGTGACATTGCATCAAACTCCCCTTACCTCGGGATGAGGGGGGTTGTCAGGGATGTACAAATTAGTGAAGACCCCTCTGAGTCAGATGTTGTTGTTGTACGCTTTGACGACGATACAGTTGTGAGTTGGTACAATCACCGCTTCAAACTTGTAGAAGATGCACCAGCCTCTGTGAAGGAGGAAGTCCTAGTCATGTATGACGCTACAACTGTTGTTGAAGCCTGCGTCGAAGTGAAGAAAGTTAGTGACATCGTTACTTCCCTGCAACAAGATTTGCAAGAGATTAACAACCTTTCTCCCGGTTATGTTAGTATTGGTGTTGGTAGTAGCCATTTCCGTCTTGGCAACCTCTCCGGGGATCACGACTCGGAGTTGCGTAAGCTGCTGATTGCAGCCCGAGAGAAGAACCTTGCCGATGCAGAACAACTTCTCAAAGAGAAGATTGAAGAGTTGTCCAAGGTGTTGACAAATGCTGGGTGATCTTGTAAACTGGCTGTTCTGTAAACACAAATACCAGATCATCTACAAGGTGAGGCAAACTTGGGACAACGGAGAATTTGCCGGTATTCGGTATCACATGCAATGTGAAAAGTGTGGTAAACTAAAGAGAAAGGAACTCTAATGATTGAAGTTACATACAACCCACCCGTCACAGAGACTAAGCTTGTGAAGGTAGTGGCCCCTGCAACCTTTACACTGAAGCTTAACGTGGATGAGATGCTGATGCTGACAACCTTGACTGGTATCACAACCTGCGGCCCTAAGATGTATGACGTGTATTGCAGTATGTTGGAGTGCTTGCGTAGTGCGGGCCTTGAAGATAATAATATTACCAGCAATGGCCATGCGTACTCAGATGAAGTCTTGCTCAAAGGCAACGAATAAGTTTTAACAACGAAGAAGGAGAAAGTAAATGAAGATTATGCGTATGTTTGCATGGGCTATTGCGGTCACCACCATTGCCCTGGCCGGTTGCGGTCAACGAGTTGAAGTGCCACCTGCTAGTATTGGCAAGATCATGACCAATAAAGGCTATCAAGAAGGCTTTATCAGCACCAGTAAGTTCCGACTTGATACCTGCTGGCCTGGGACTGCGTGTGACAAGCTTGTCCTGTTGGATGCATCTGACAAGTCTAAGACTGAGACCATTGATGTTTTCATGCCCGAGGACAAACTGATGATGCGTGTGGTTGTTCAGTCTACCCTGACTGTCAACCCTAAGAAGTCTGAAGCTCTGTTCAACACCCTGCCACAAAGTAAGATTGGGGAAGAAGATCAAATCTCTGTCATTGCATGGGATACGATCTACAACACTTATGCAAAGCAGATCATCCTTGCAGAGGCTGGGGAGTTTGTCAGTAAGTTCACTATCCCACATATTGCCTCTAACCGTGAAGCTGTGAACGCTCAACTGCGTGCTCACCTGACCAAGCAGATCGAAGCTCGTACACCCTTCCAAGCACGTTATGTTGGTCTGGTAGATGTTCAGTATCCGAAGATGATTGTTGATGCCCAACTGAATGCTGCGAAGCGTCGGGAGCAAATTCAACAGGAAGAGGCTGAACTGGAAGTCAGCAAGGTGCAACTGGAACGTGAACTGCAAGAGGCTCGTCTGAAGCGTCAAATTGAAGTTGAACGTGCTGAGACTGAGAGTGCTACTCAGCGTGCCCAAGCTGTTACGCTGACGCCTATGTATCTGGAGAAGTTGCGTATTGATAACGAAGCTGCTAAGATTGCCAAGTGGGATGGTGCTCTGCCTACCACTACGATGGGTGATGCTGCAGTGTTGAAGACTCTGCCGTAACTTAAAAACAACAAAAGCCCCTACCAGCAACGGAGGGGCTTTTTCTTTGAGTGTGACCTGTGATATACTGTCTACATTGAAACAACTAAAGGAGATTTTATGGACTTTCTTACTAATGTGTATGTGGCTCTGCCTGTCTTCTGGTTTTGGCTTGCTCTGATCTTTGTTTTCCTGAAGTTTCACTTGAAGTTCTTTCCTCCAGCCGAAGGTCAGAAGATTCATCAATACGTCAACAAGAACATCAACATGTGGCTAGTCACGTCAGTTGTAGCTTGTGTGATTATGTTGATGGCCTCAGAGATTATCAAACCACGTAACCGTGTACAGACTTTCAACGAGGTGAGTCCAATCTCCGCAGAAGTTGTGGCAGTTGATGCTGAGAAAGCTTCTCAACCCCTTGTTGATCGTGTACCCAAGCCAAAACAGCGGGAAGTTTTTGTACACGAGATGAAGAAGGATAAAAGTGCGAAATAAGATTTATACTGGTGTTGGAAGCAGAGACGTACCGGAAGACGTCTACAAGCTCCTACAAGCCCTTGGACGTAAGTTGGCTACCCGAGGCTATGCCTTACGCTCTGGTGGTGCTGTAGGCTGTGATACAGCCTTCTACGAGGGTTGCAAAGAAGTGGGTGGAATGTCTACTATCTTTGTACCTTGGAGTGGCTTTAATAGCCTGTTTGGTGAGAACATCATTAGTCTTAGTGACATGCCTTCAGGCTTAATCTACCGAGCAGAGTGGGAAGCTAGGCAGGTACACCCAGCGTTTGATAAACTCACACAAGGTGCCAAGAAGTTGCACACACGCAACATATTTCAAGTTCTTGGTGCGAGGCTTGTTAAACCTTCTGATTTTCTGATATGCTATGCACCTACTCAAGGCAACAGCGTGAAAGGTGGCACCCGGACGGCTGTTGAATTTGCAAAAGTTTGTGGTGTTCCGGTGTACAATGCGTTTGACAAGAAAGACAGACTTCGTGTAGAATTGTTTGTACAAGATTGATTTACTGTAGGAGATTAAAATGCAAATCCGTATTCTAAAGAATGACTTCTGCCCCTTCCTTGAAGAGATGAATGCCATGATCGGGCAGACTCTCGATGTGGTAGAGGTTGATGGTGACCATTTCCAAGTGGAGGTGGGTTATTGGTTTGATAAGGGAGACGTTGAGGTGATTGAGGAGGCTGTTAAGCCCGCCCCGGACACAGTTACTATTTCTCGCTCAGACTTGCAAGCTCTGCAGTCCCTGCTGAAACAGGAAATTAAGGATCTTTCCAACATGACTCGCATGATGAAAAAAGATGCTAAATACCTTGCAAGCATCGGAGATGAAGTTCGTGCAGCTTATTACTACAAAGATCACGACAAATTCCGTGAACGTACCCTCACCCTGGAGAAGCGTATGCAGGCAGTCAAGAAGGCACTCACTTGAGTGCTCTCACCTAAGTACAGGCGTAAAAAATCCCCCAAGGATGACGAGTCCAAGGGGGTTGTCTTATGTAATTCAAGACTAAGCCATTGTTTACACTTTGGCAAAGGATTGTTATAGTAAAAATAAAGCCACTAGCATTTATTTGTTAGTGGCTTTTTGTTTTGGTGCGTTGAAGTAGAAATCTAAGCGAGACAGGATATCACTCTTAATCCCCTCAACTTGACGAGCTACTCGATTCTCAAACTCCCTCATGTCCTCCTTAGAGGCTTTTTCCATGTAGAGTTGTTGAACATTCTCTTCTAATTTGTCGATACGACTTTTCTGTTCTTGGAATGTGTAGGCACAAACAGACAACAGTAATACTGCCACCCACACGCCCCACTTCTCCCAATAACTATTTAGCCGATTATCAACATCATTTGGTGATGCCATAAATCTCTTCTACTTTCTTCTTGTATTCCTTCTGCTCCTCCACCAAACCCTTGTAGAGGTGGACACACTGAGTGTTATGGATATAACCCTTAGATAAAGTGGCTACTGTACCACCTGCAGGGATTACATCACAAGGGTGGATGAGTAGATTGTCTGGGGTTAACTCTAACTTAGTCTCCACCTTGATAGGCGTTGTCCAGCACCCGGACAAGATCAGGAGGAAGGGGATGAGACATAAAATCTTTTTCATCTGGTGTTCCTTGTGCAACAATTTCATCAACAACTTCCTTTTGTTGCTCGACAACCTTAGTCTTCTCGACAATTACCTCTACAACCTTCGTAGAAGCCCCCTGCTTAACTGCGTCAACCTTCTTAGCACGATCAGAAGCCTCAGCAAGGCCCTTATTAGCCTCTGTGAGCGATTTGTATTGTTCGTTAAGGGCTACGTAGCGGGTGTGTTGCCAAAACGCGCCTACGCCCATTAAAACGCTCAGAAGCAAGATGCCAATCCAAATGTAAGTCTTAACTTCCACAATCATCCTCCAGGGAGTTAATGTATCTGCCTGTGATGCCCAACACTCCTAGTAGTGCTGCACACACTACAAGGGTTGGCAAAGTAAGGTCTGCTGTAAAAATACCAAGCACAGATAAGCCAACAGTTGAAACTGCTGTAGCAAAGTTAGCCCAATTAAAATACGTGGTGTACTTCTTCAGTAGTTTTTTGTGAGGTGATAATTTCTGTCGTAAAGTCATATTGTGTTTCCCAATTCCTTAGCATACCTACAGTTTCATCTTTGTATGCACCAATACACATCTTGTATTCGTCTTCACGCCTATTTACCAGACCCTGGTACTTCTTACCACCAGCATACACCCACTTACGAAGCTCCTCACAAGCTCCTTGATAGTTGCCCTGATTCAGTTTCTTTAATAGTGTGCTCTTAGCAAAACTATCAACACCTACGTTATAAGTGAAGCTGATGAATGCTGCCTCTTGATAGGGAGTGAGGGGTACTTTTACATACCGCAGCATCTGCTCTTGGTATCTGGGGAGGGACTTAGCTAATTGGTCGTTACACTGTTGAGTAGTATATACATCCCCACGTTTGACGCCTTGCGTCTGCCCATAACACACTGTCCAAACACCAACCACGTCCTGATAAGCCTTCTTCTCCATACCCTCCCAGGGGCCTACTAAGTAAGCTCCTGCAAGAGTAAGAGAAGCAGACAAACCAAGCTTTACAAAATGTTTCTTGATTGCTTGATTGACTGCCATGTTAAGCCTTAATTGCGTAGGCTACAGGCCAGTTACGTGGACGTGTTTCGTTTTCGCCTGTTGCTAGTGTCTGATATGTTCCTGCGAAATTTGGCCCACCAACCGGGATTCCTCCGGTGCCTGTCGTGTTTGAAATAGGAATTGCGTGCGTGTGGCTTTTGATTTCGTCAGCCTGGAATGTACCAAACAATCTCCCTACGTCAATACCTCGCCCGTTGTCCCAACCTCTTAAGAACTCACCTCTATAGTCAGGTACATTGAAGCTGCTGCCGTTGGCGCTGCCATATAGCGTTCCAATGGCTGCAAACAGTCTTGGGTAGGCTGTACGGGATAGACTGCGGCCATCACAAGGAATCCATCCTGTTGGGGCTGTAGCCATAGCAAAAGGCATCACTGCACCGGCTGGAATGATAGCATCCGTCTCTGCCTTAGAGTATACGTCAAGATTTGTACGCGCTGCAGACTTATCCACCAGAGATGCAAGATTATCAGCCTTACTTAGGAAGATGTTTCCAGTCTCTGTTTGTGAATATGTCTCAGTCTTGGCATAAGTCTCTGTCTTAGAGAACACGTTCAGGTTTGTACGTGCCGTGGCAGTGTTCGCCAAGTCGCTGAGGTTATTTACACGATGTGTATATTTAGCATCAGAGGTAGAACGCTCTGTTGCATCTAGGCTGTTCACCTCTGCCTTTGAGAATACGGAAAGATTACTACGAGCAGTTGCTAAATTCGACAAGTCTGCAAAATTACTTGCAACCTTCAAATACAAGCCGTTTGATGTAACCCTCTCCGCTGCAGTAATAGCATCACTCTGAGCTTTAGAGTATGCATACTGGCTTGCATCAAATGCCGAAACCCACTTGCCAGTCATATCTGTCTCTGGGTTTACAGCTACACTATCTGTAACTGCACGGTATACATTGCCTGTTGTTGCACCAGTGACGTAGCTTACATTGGCTTTATACTCTGTGTTGGTATCCCACTGAGCAATACCACGTTGGTTTGTGTGAGCAATCCACTGGTCTTGCCGGTTTTGCAACCAGTTCATAATCTCAAAAGGAGGTTTCTCAACTTCCCAGCCACGGGAAATCTTAAAATCTTCAGCGGCAATCTTACTGCCAGTAGCTGCCCACACCTTTGTGTAGGTAGTTGGTTTTGTTTGGATGGTCATCTATACCTCTTAACCTGTATTAAAAGTGTCTGCACTAACAGAACCCGCATTAACAGAAATTACTACATACCTATAAGGTGCAATAAAGCCACCGAAGTGGCTTTACACTTACAAACCAATGGCTTGCTTAGTTTCTTCTGTGGTTTGTGCAGAGTCACTTTGAACTTGAATCTCTGCATACTTATACCGAACAACTTGACGTTGTACTTCTGGCTGTTCAGCATACATTGGAATCGTTGCCGCCTGCGAGGGTGTGGGTGATTTTGTCGAGTGCGATCACAGAACTGACTTAACAACGAACGACGAGATGATGGTCAGCGGGACGGCTATGTTGTTCGTCAGCCTAATGGTTCCGCTCGCTGCCACCCAAGATACAGCCAAGTCCGTGTCGAGCACAGTCAGCGCGCCCAGCGCACTCAGCCGAGTGAATGTCATCTTGTCGTAGCTCTGGACTGCGGTGACGACGCAACCGTACTCGTACCCAGGCGCAGCCGCTCGGATGTGCAACTCAAATACCGCAGTGCTGAACTGCCCGTATCCAGTGGTGAAGTCGAGCGTTCCGCCGCTTGCGCTGATGGATTGAGAGGCACGCTTGCCGAGAGTGATCATCTCCATTGTGGTGTTAGAGGACAGCACAGAACCGCCTCCTAGAACTTGAATGCGACTGTACGCATCCACCGGGAATGTCCCATATGCAGGCAATCCTGTGCCGCTCATTGCCAGCCGCGACCCTGACGGGATACCCTCAGCAGTGCCCGGCGCAAAATTGCCAGCGATCTTGTTCAGGTTGTGCTGTATGAGGGAGTCATTGATTGTCAGGCCATAGCTGAACGAAGGCCCCGACTTGATGACGATCAATGGGGCCTGAGCGTACCCACCCATTGCGACGTGGCAGCTCTGAAATGTCACGCCAAGGCAGCCGGCGCCGTCCCCAGTGGTATCCAGCCACGCCACATCAGTGAGGGAGGGCAACGTATCTGCGTTCGTCAGCAATACCTTGGTTGTCTCGAAATGGCAACTTTCGATCAGCGCCGTGGTGAGCGCCCTAGACCACAATGCAATGTTGTTGAACTCAAGATCCACACCAGAGAGACTTACCGAATCGCCAGCCAACACAACAGCCACATCGCATGCGTACACCCTGCCGCCAACCACGTTCAGGTTGCGGTGCTGCCCCGTGATCCCGCGCTTTGCCCGTGTGTTGGTGCCGGTAAAAAAGCAATCAACGTATCGATGACTGATCTTCTCCCACCCGTTCACGCATGAGCCGTGAGTGATAACCTTCACGTTTCTCAGCTTTAGCGTTCCAGAGTACTCAGCAAGAATGCCGCCCGACGCTTCGACCATTGTGGTGCGCGGGGTATTACGGATGGTGACATTCTGAATTACGCCGCACTCGCAATATGCAGATGAAATACCGGATGTGTCGATGGCGTAAATGTCAGTGGCCGAGTTGACCAGAATCTCGCAGCCATTCCCGTCAAAATTGACAAATGCGAGCGTATCGGAGCCGAACACAAGCGTGTCAGTGACTTTGTAGATTTCGCCACCAACGCCATGAAGCCATGCGCCAGTTGAGCGGCAGTATGCGATCGCATCCTTAAGTGCCTCCGTGTCATCCGCAACACCGTCACCGACAGCCCCGAAGTCCTTTGCGCTCACGACCTCGCGCATCTTTGATTGCGCAGTCCGAGCAATTGCATCCGTTCCCGCCTGCTGAAACCCCACTAGAGCAGCGCCGCCAGTTGCGGAAACACCATCTAACTTTGTCTTGTCTGCAGCAGACATAAATCCAGCAACAGATGTTGTAGCAACTCCGTGCGATGCGCCAGTAGACCCTACGTGAGAAGATGGGGTAGCGTCTGTAATTCCATAGCCCGTCAGGGTTGTAGGCTTACCTGTGACGTTAGAAAATGCAGGGGTAATCGTTACAGCAGCGCCAGCGGCAGTTACACGGCCCTTAGCATCAACAGTGATAGGAGTGACCGCAGTTGCTACGTTATTGTAAGTACCAGCCGTAACACCACTGTTCGCAAGAGTGAGAGCACCAGTAACGTTTGCACTGCCATCAATGGAAGTTGTCCACGTTGCATCTCCAGTAATAGAGATAGTGCGTGCAGTTGCAAACTTTGTAGCTGTTGCTGCATTACCAGAGACTGAAATTGTCCAAGTACCGCTAGCCCCACCCCCTGTAATGGATGGGAAAGCTCTAGCCCATTTACCAGAAACGTCACTAGTTGGGTTAATTCCAACACTATCTAAGATAGAAAAATAAACTACGCCATTTGCACCTGTAACGTAACTCTTCCCAGCAAAATACTCCGTGCTAGCATCCCATTCAGGAATACCACGTTGGTTGAGATAACTGAGCATCGTATCATTACGATTCTGAATCCAGTTCTCCCACTCGAAAGGCATCATCTCATAGCCCCAACCCGATGCAATCTTAGCGTCAGGCGGTGCAGCAGTAGCCCCAGTAGCTGCCCAGATCTTAGTCATATCTGGTTTGACTGTCATTACCATCTTTAATCCTTATTATTCAGGGGAGTATACACTTCCCAATACGCCGCCATCTGGGTTAATAGTATAAAAACTTACCATACCCAGTGCGAAAGGTGTCCCAAGGAAGCCAAAAGTACCATTACTTTCTGGCTCTTGGATTGTTAACTGGACACCCAAGGGTCTTGGCAGGAAATAGCTACCATCTGCCCCGACAAATTCAATCAGAGATCTTTCAAAACTAGAAAGCTTTCTGCTAACTCTGATGGTTGCATTACCTCCAGAACTAGATACCAGATAGCCCTTCAAACCAAAAACAAACCCCAAAAAGTCTAGGACACTTTCTACTGTACCGTCTGTTGTATTCTTTTTGATCTTTGCCTTGATGAACAGCCTGTATTGAGTGTCATTAAGTTGGATGTTACCACCAACGGGCTTACCATATGAGTACCAATACCCGCCAAGTGCTTCGTTATAGGTAGATCCGAAAGTACTTGACAGGGTTGAACCATCAAAACCGAAATACTTGAAAGTGTCTGCACCAACCAGTACACGGTCTTGTCCCACGATACGCCCTAGAATATCCAACTGCTCTCCGACTGCCGTGTCCAAACTCCGTAGTTGCATCAAGTCTTTAACAACATTTAATGCCTCTGTAGAGCCTGTCAACATCAGAAACAGATACTTCTGAAACACAGGTTTATTCTTGAACTGTTCTGTAATCCTTTCCAAGGCTTCTACCCTGAAGTCATTTTCATAGAATGTATTTAGGGCCATAGGAATCCTTGGATTTATACGATGACATTAATGTCATCAATACTTAGTGTTGCAATTTGATTGTAAGCCAGGGAGACAGAAGTCTCGGAGAGGGCTGCAGGGTTTGTACCAATCTTGAGTGTTACAATCTCATGCCCTGGGGTTTGGTTAACTGGGTCAAACAGCCGGGAGTAAACGATACGACCACCAATAGTCTGTGTGGATGTGATATAATCAACCAGGGATTGTTTAATCTCCACTTCCCCGCCAACCGGAAACTCGCTACCATAAGTACTAAGAGTGACCTCCACGTAGAGCGGGACATAAACTGGGCGATCAAATTTCACTACTTGCTCTGCTCCTTGTGATGTTCGCACGGAGACTTCTTGCGCACCCTCAGATGAAATTCCAATCGGGGTGTGCCCCCAGATAATCTTAGCAATCTCGGTATCTGCACCACCAAGGATTAGTACTTTGAAGCTGTGAGGGGGCAGGGAATTCGCATCTACTAAATCTGTAGGGTTGACATACAGCCGAATTTCCTGAGCACCTTCCAACTCCAGCAGAGCAGAATACAAGGCATCCACCGTATTGGAGGCTCTTAAATATTTAGACTGCCTAAATCGTTCTCTCAACTCTGCATCTGTCTCTTCAGTCGTACCAATAGTGGCAGGAACTGGGTTATTTACCGAGTCCCAGCCCAACACCGGAGTAATGATCGTGGATACCGAGTTTGGAGATAGTGTAATAGGGCCACCATCCACCGCAGAAAACTCTAATCTTTTTGCAGTTTTAGTTTGGATACAATCCCCACCAAGCGAGATGTTGAACCCGCTATAGTGCTCTGAGATTGTGATATACAGTGTGTCATCTGTCACATTCTTGCTGTAGAGTGTATAAGGCGTGAGTCCGTCTGACAATCTACTGAGAATAGTACTAGCAGTATCCCCTAACACGGCAACCGTACTGACTACTACGATGCCAGCGTAGGAGGACAGAGTAATAACATACTCCATGCCAACCACTATAGAACTAATCTGAATGCCAGCCCCGATTACGTTAGCAGGAGATAGTTGAATTTTTGATGTTGATGCAAATTGAGTATTACCTGCAGAGGTTTGCACTAGACTACCCAGCGGGATCTCTGTGTAGGTGTCTCCCCAAACAATCCCAGAAAACGATGTGGGGGTTGTCTTACGTCTTACTAAACCACCAATAGCGACGAGGTTATCTAAGGCATTACCAGAGGAGGTGTTAGGATCAAAAGCCGCGTAAACCTCTTGCATGGCTTCCCAAAGCTCTGCTAGTGATGGGGTAGTCAAACCAATCAAACGGCCCAGCAAGGTGCTATCTGACGTGTCTACAGCCTCCCCTGGCTGCACAAGGTCTTGGAACAAAGGGACAGCCTGCGCACGCAAGCCATCAATAATTTCTGGAAATCGTTTTGTAACGAAACCAGCTTCTGTTACTCCTGCCATTAGATAGTCACCTCAATGTTTTGAATGTCGATAACCAAGTCATGTGTCCTTACACTGAAGGACATAGAATAAACTCGGCTAGAAGTGTTTAGTGTAGAGGAGAATGATAAGAGTTCTTGAACTCCTTCCTCCGCTAGAATTTTCTGCTGAAAGATGAGGTCAACAGCCTGAGTCGTTACTTTCTGCCCCAGGATGCTTTGAAAATATGGGATGCCATGATCTACATTGAGAAACCACTCACCAGCAAATGTTCTGAGCATGATGTACAGCTTCTGAGATACACTCTCTCCAGCGTCTTGCGTTACAGGAGTACCACCATTTACGAACTCTGCATCTCCTGTGAGGAGGGATAATTTGATGTCCATTACACTGGGCCTCCTGTTGTACCAGAGCCTGTTTCAACGCCAGTATGTCCGTGATTTTTCATCTCTGTTCCTGCGATCTTCAAGCTTGTTGTTGCACTAATAGTTGGTGCAGTTGTCGTCCCAGAGACATTAAGATTCCCGTTAATCGTTGTGTTACCATTGATAGTAGTTTCAGCATTAACTGTAGCAGTTGAAGCATTAACAACTGCAGTACCAGAGTCTACAAGAACCTGTCCGACCGTCTTAACGTAAACATCCCCGTTCTTCTTCAAACGAATTTCAACTTCATTTGGCTTTCCGATATTGTGTACTAACACAACGTCTTTGGCAGAGTGGGGATTTGTATGTTTACTGGGGTTTGCAGGAGTAGCTTTAGATGGGAATACGCAAGGGATTGCAAAGCAATCTCTCGGGTCAAACATTCTCCCATCTCTAGGTGCGTTAGGTTTACCAACCCCTGCCTTCCACGTATCCAAACCACGCTGGGAGAATACGAGTAGGATAGGGTCACCTACGTTAATCTCAAACTGCAAGCCACCTGTGCTGGACATGGGCATCATTGCAGGCACATTAAGGATGGGTGCTCTTGGAAGAGTCTCACCAGTTTCAGCCAACAAGTCAATAGCAGGTTGAACATCAAGGAAAACCCCTGTGCCATCTCTCACCCCGATCACTACCCCAGGTAGTGATGTATTCATACGGCTTGCTCGTCCTTCAAACAACCCGTTAATCACTTCCCCTAATGTCAAGTCTGCCATACTTATTCCTTACTTCCTACTGTAATGGTGGTCATCCAATTACTCCCATAAATTTCACCTTCGTGCTGGATATCAATGATCTTGTACATCCCGGATAAATCCCCGTACTCTAACTTGATCAAACCCCCAGCTTGAAGAATTGGGTTAAGTAAGAGTTTGATTTGCAAACCCTTTCTGCCCTTCTTTTTCTTATCGCCTTTTTTACGCTGCTTCTCAACTTCAGTAACTTCAGGTCTTTCAATCAAACCTGACATCTCATTAATAACGAATGCCTGGGCATTAGTCATGAAGCTTTCTACAACGTCTGTAACGTACAGAATGCCACTGTCGATTTGCCACTCAAGTCCGAAAGCATCACAAAGCTCCGTCAAGATTTGTCTAGGTGTCCCAGACATTGGATACCCGTCAACAGCCTTTTGTTTTAGACCTTTACCACTGAACTTTGTTCTGGCTACATCTGGCATACTTACAGCAAGATTACGGACAATATCCTCAACAGTACTACCAGGGGCTGCAAGCTTACTGATCAGTCTGTGATTGAGTCCAGTGTATGCTGCGTCTAGCGTCACAGTAGTAACGATATCCTCACCTCTGCGGGTGGTTACAATATCCGTACTCTCTCCGTGAAATAACTCATGCAACCCAGTGTCCAGATACCCTACGTCCAACCTCACAGGCACATTCGTAGCCTCTAAGGATTTACGCTTATCTTCTGCCAGATTGTAGATTGAGACAGAAGCTTGATTACCCTTCTTTTTATTGTCAGAGGATTTTTTAATTTGGAATGTGATGTGCAGGCCAGTGATTTCAATTTCACCTTTACCTGGGACACCAACAACCAACACATAGTTTCTGTCTCTTTGGAGAATCATTCTTCTACCTGCCACATATAGAATAGTTCGTAGTATTTGCTAAGTAGTTCTGGGTGTTCTGGACTTTCATTACCATCACCACCAATTGGTTGCAACCACATAAACCCAGAGATATCTTCTAAGTAATATTCACGCAGGATTGGATAGTAAATTTCCATCCCCACTCCAACAACCATTGGTGTACCGTCATCCCTGACTAAATCTAGGAACCACTTTGACATTCTTGTGTTGTAGTAAATACGAAGGTCGTAGGCTTCACCCTCAAGGGTTACTGTGTAGCTGTA